ATTTCTGTAGCAATTGGTTTAGTCCACATAATTTATGTTCCTTGTTAGTTGATAGAGACTGAATTATAATTTGAAAATTAAATTTTAAGTAGAAAACAATGTATGAGTTTTATCTAATGAAATTATGGAGAAATTATGGAAGATAATATAAATCCAGATCACTACAAAAGAGGTGGCATTGAAACTATAGAATACCAACAAGCCAAAATGAGCAAGGAAGAATTTTATGGTTATCTGAAAGGTAATGCACTCAAGTACATTAGTAGGGAAGGATTAAAATCAGAAAAGCTAACTGACAAGATAGATGATTGCAAAAAAGCAATATGGTATCTTGAACAAATGATTAAAGTTCATCAGACAGAATTAAAAGTTTTAGAAGTTAAAGCTAAAGAGAACGAATGGATAGATGATCCTTTAGTAGATGAAGATTAATTTAAACAAGCCACATCCATGTCATGTATGTAAAGAAGAAGGAAAATTTTTTTACAAAAAGTGGTGGTGTGGTCATGACAAATATTTAAAAGGAGTTTGTAAGAATGAAAGGAAAAGAAACGCTAAAGAAAAACAAAGATGAATGGAAGGAACATAAGTTCATTTGGGAAGGGTATAACTATTTTTTAATGAGCAAGAAAAATGAATTTCATATTGTTCATGAACAAACAGGCAGGATCGTAACAAAGGGGAAATTATGAAATACGAAAAACTAGAAAATCAAACTAACCTTCATTGGTATGAATTAGATGATGGTACAAGGTTACAAAGATATCAGCTATCGGATATGATTTTAGATTTATTTGATAATGGTAAAGAGCTAACTAATCCTGAAGTATCAAAATCTATAGGATTAAATGAACTAACTACAGCTCATATAATTAGAAGTTTATGCATCAAAGATTTATTAGTTAGAAGAAAAACACAAAGGAATACTGTATATTCAAAAAAGATTGATTGTGCTTTAGCTTCAATGTTCTACCCAAAATCTATGATAGATAACTTTAAAATAAAAGATGTTAAATCTCACAAAATGGATCAAGGAAAGAATATATCTTACCCTCAATCTGTGCATCATGAGTATGGTTGTGTGAATACTATCTACGAAGGTGGTGAATGAGAATAACTAGACTTATGTCTATCCTAGAAGATTGGTCTAGGTGGATGAAGGTTGATAAACATAATTTAGGTTATCCTAGTGGTACAAGTTATTTTTCATCTGGCGGTGAATCTACTTCAGAAGTTTTTGAGGATATGGTTTCTGCAACCGATATGGAAAATATTAAAGTTGTTGATGCTGTTATTGATGGTCTTGAGAAAAATCAAAAGTCTGCAATTTACTACAGGTTTTTAGGCGGTAAGAAGCCAATGTTTTATGAAAAAAATTTAGATATGGCTATGGATAATCTTTTAACTATCACTGGCAAAAGAATTTATGCCTAATCTTATTTTATACATTAGTAGCGATCAGTTACAAAAAGCTAAAGATGAACAGATAAAATTTGATAGACAAAAGACTCACAACAAGTTTAAGTGCAAAACAAATTACATTGGGTATTTAGGTGAGCTTGTATTTAATGAATATTTAAAAACAACTCCGCACCAGTTTGAATGGATATGCTACACAAAGAAAGCATGGGATAGTCCTGACTTTATTATCAATGGTAAAAGTGTTGATCTAAAAACTACCTTTAGTGATTCTATGTGGATTCAAGATGAAAAGTTTGACACTTATGTATATGCACAAATAAGTGAAGATGAAACAGAAATGGAAATTAAAGGTTGGTTATCTAAAGATGACATAACCAGTATGAAACAAAAAAAATTGTGTGAGTTGGTAAAAAGAGATAACAGGATAGACTATGTCTTTAATCAATCTTTAATGAAAGCATTTATGCCTAGTTATTAGTAGCTCTTATAATGCCATTTTTAAGTTTAGCATCTGGGAATACCTGTCTAACTAAATCTAAATAGTCAGCAGCTTTTTTGTTTTGCTGAAATCCTTTTGATGTAGCTTTACCTATACCATCACCTTTACCCTGATAAACACTAATAAATACTTCGCCATCTTTTTTAACTGCATCTTTAGCTTGTTTTAATACTTTGAGCTGGTTAGCTTCTTCTTCAATAACATTAAGTACATTGTTGATTGTAGCAGTGTCAGCATTACCGCCAGAGACTGCATTTACAACATTATCGTTGTGAGCTTTAGTTCTGTTAAATGGATCATAGACTAAATTAGTTGCATCAGATTTTTGTAACAACTCATCAGCGTTATTAAATCTACCACCACCTATATCAATATTGACACTACCTTTTTTAAATACACCTTCTTTATTTAGCTGTGTAAATGCAGCAGGAAGTTTGGCACTATTTATAGATGTGTCTGCGGATGAAATTGCTTGTACAGGTTCATCCCATACAGAGCTAGTATTTTTCTGTAGTAACCCACCTGAAACTGTAGGGTTGCTTGTGGTTGGGTTTGAGAAAGTTTCTAATAAACCTTGCTGTCTTAATTTTTCTTGTTTAACTCTTTGTTCAAATTTTGGCATAACACTATCTAGCCATTCTTGATCAAACTTTTGTGTTGGATATCCTCTTTCTACAGCATAAGCATCACCACTTGTAGGTTTGCCTAAATTTCTTCTATTTTTGTAAAATTCAGGAAATAGTTCAGAGTGTGGCATTTGCACTTGCATTTCACCAACTTGCGTACCACCAATATGAGTATTGTAAGTTGGATGTGGCATATTTGGATTTGTAATAATCATATTGTCAGGATCTATTTTTCCAACTCTATATGCTGACATCATGTTAGGTGTATTAATTAAATTTGGATCTGTGATTGCTTTTTTAATTGGTGCTATTTCAGGAAATCCCATATTTTGAAATTTAGCTTGGCTACCTATTTCGTTAAATTGAGTTCGTAATGCACCACCCCCATCTGCTGATAATTGTGCTCTTGCTTGAGGATGATTGATACCTAACCATTCAGGTCTAACTTTTCTTAATGCATCATCAAACTCTTTAATTGATTTTTTAGGTAAATCAATAGATTTAATTTCTTGTAAAAATCCATCGGTTAACATTGTATTAAATCTTAAAGAGTCATGACCTGCTGTTGTGTATATGGTTGCAGGATTGTATCCTTCGTCTAATAAACCTTTTGCTTTGTTGGTTATTGTTGTAACTTGACCTTTGTTTGATGCCCAAATGTTGTCATTTATATCACCAAACCTAGCACCGCCATGTAAAGGCACTCCGTTTATTAACGGAACTCCATCTATTTCAGTTAAAGTTCCTACATTAGACCTATCGCCTTTTGTAGTTACACCTGCTAATTTTTGATTATATAAATCTTCAGGTGTTATTATCTTTGGTGTTTTTGTATTTTCAAATGGAACAATAACCGAAGTCATATCATCAATAGGTCTTAATTTTGTAGTATCTACAGTTATAGATTTTCCACTGGCTAAACTTGGAGTTGTTAATGGATGTATAAGTCCTTGCTTAACCGCATCCTTTCTTGTCATTTTGTTTTTTACATTAGATATTACTTTTTTAGTTTTTTTAATAACTGGCTTTGCAACTTTACCTATGGCTTTGGATGGATCAGCAGCACTTAACAACATTCCACCAGTACCTAAAGCTACATCACTATAGTTATTTTTTGCTGCACCTCTACCTGCCATTCTTCCCATGTCTTCTGTAAATGGCAATCCAAGTAAATCCATTACACCAAAGTTACCCTTGCTACCTGCAATAGATTTTGCAGCAGGGGTAGATACATACTTGTCTAAAAATCCGTAAACATTTTCTTGAAGTGACATATTTCTTGCAGTTCTTGGCTCAAATGCATGATCTAAATATGGCTTTCTGTTTAATGCCTGTTCTAATTCAGACTGCATAGCAATTTTTTCTATCTCGTCTAATGTCATTTTTTATTCCAAATAAATGTTAACCAATATTTCAATTTCTTAACCCTTTCTTGTTGATGTGGTTTGTCTATTTTTTTTAAAAATTTTTGCCTAAATGCTAATGTTTTTTTAGATAAATTTAATGCTTCACAATAGACCATATAATCCTTGCTGTAGTTATCTGTTTCTGTGCCGTCAGGAAGTGTTATAAGCTTCGTGGTGCGACTTTTATTTGTTTCTGGTGTAAAGAGGTCTATACTAGTCATCAAGGTCTTGTATGTTCATGTGAATACTGTCTACAATTAATTCTACAGAGCTACCATCTGATAGATGTAATATTAACTCGGACTCACCTTGCACTATATCAACAGCATCTATAGTCTTATCTTGCATATGCAATGCTATTGTGTGTACATCCATTTCAATTTTCCTTATATGGGTAAAGCCGAGTCTGATTTTATCTTTTCTATGGGGGTCTTCCCCTTTGACCACTTCCCACAGTCTTGGCATTGAAATCTTTGATACTTGTTCGTCAGAGATAATATGACTCCTCTTTTTTGTAAATGATAACTTCCACAATTTGGGCAACAAGCTTCTTTAGTTTCTTGATTGTGATTTGGATGTACTCTTATCCATCCCTGTAATTTCTTATAAACTTCTTCAGTTAATTTTACATCATTAATATTGTATCTTTTCATCAACTTCCATGCTTTAGGATTTTTTGCCATACACTCAATCCATAACGGCATACCCTCATGAGAAGTTTTCATACCTATCCCAAGTAGCTGTGCCACATAATCTAATTTATTACTAGCAAATCTAAACTTACCTCTTGCTGTTGTAAGTAGATCAATGTCTTTATATGGACTTGGCGGTGGTAATTTATGTATTAAAAATTCTTTGTTCAGCGTTGGCATATCAAACTTTTTACCATTATAAGTTATCACTGCATCAGCTTCATTCACTAACTCATGTATTTCTTTAATCATTTTTTTTGGAGTAGCATCATAAATACTAGAGAAAAAAGTTTTCTTTTTATCTAGCCACTTTGCTGCCCAACATAAAACTGTAGATGATTCTATAAGTTGATTTATGCTAATGTTTTGCTGAAACAACCCCCAATGAAAACCTGTATGTGGACTTGTCTCTATATCTAATATAAGTATTTTCATATAAAAAACCTGCACAACAAAATAAAATAAAAAACAATCAAAGCAAAAGCTATCATTAAAAGTATAACTGTTGTTTTCACAAGTCTTTTAAATTTATTTGTTTCAATAAACCCAAGCATATAGTACACAAGCTATTATAGGTGTAATAGGTAATGCAAGAAATATAGCTATTGCTATAGCCATGCGTTTCATAAATAATTTATTTATGTCTTTCATAATATTTTATATTTGCAATGCTGTTTCTGATATGTTTGGTAAACTTAAAGTTCCTACACCAGCAGTACCTTGTTTAATCATGTCAAACATTTTAGTTTTAGCAAGTTCTTGATCATATTGTTTTAAAACATTCTGGATTATTATTCTTTGTCTTTGAGGGTCAGCAAGTAACAAGTCTTTTTTTAATTCCTCTGCTACTTCTTTACTCATACCAACACCTTCTTTAAGTTTCTTAATCACAGAAAAAATAATACCTCTCTTATCTGAACTATCACTAAATTCACTTAACGCATCTTCAACTTGCCTTCTGGCTGTTGGTGAACCACCTAAAATTTCACCTTGTGCTCTCTTTCTTTTTATTTGCATCTTTATCATTTTTTCAAAATCAGTAAATTCTTTTTCTGTCTTAAAAAACATTTTTAATGCAGCTCTAGTTCTTGGAGTGCCGAAGGTAACTCTTATTACATCCTGACCTTTGTTAATTTTATCGTACATTTCATTTAACACACCAGACTTAAATGAAGATTTTTGAGATTCATTCATAGACTGAACTTTTCTTGCTAAATCTGCTGTATCGCTACGATAGAATTTTTTACCTTCATTAAAAGCAGTTTTTATATCCATAGCTTCGGAAAAGTTATCATTGGCTTGTTTATAAATTGGATTATTGTTTCTTGTAATGCCATCAAATAATTTTTTAGATTGAATTACTTCTCTACCTTGTGGATTTACTTTACCAGTTATATCTGTATTTTTTTCAATGATGTCATCTAAACCCATTTTAATTTTATGCAAATATTGTGTAGGTATTTTTTTCATTTTTCTTAACTGATCCCATGTAGGGTTTGTTTCGCCAGTTAAAGATAAATTTTTCATTTTATTAACATAGGATTCCCATGCTTCTTTTATTAAAGGTTGATCAAAAATATCTATATTATTTAATCTAAAACTACCTCTGTCTATGTTTACTTTATATGCTTCTGGATATAATTTTTTAGCTTCCTGATATTGTTTTTGATTTATTTTAAATATGTAATCAGAATCAACTTTATCTCCTTCAACACCCATAGCTTTGTTTAGTCTCTTTTGTGCATTTTCAGAAAAGACTTGCCTTGATTCGTCAATTGTTTCTTGTATTGCTTCAGATGATTCTGACTGTATAGTTGCTGCTTGTCTGCCTAACTTTGTTGTGCTCTTTTGCAATTCAGCAATTTGTATATCATTTAATCCTAATCTTCTAGCTTCATCTAACTGTCTTTGCACTTCAATAGGGGTAATGTTTTGATCTGCTAAATTGTTAGCAATTCTTTGTATTGCTTCTGTTTGTGCGTTTGGTTTTGTAAAACCAAGATTTTTCATTAAATTATTTATACCACTAAAACCTGCTTTAATACCTTGTCCACCACCAATAAGTAAAGGCGGCACTATAGCACCCCCAAGTCCATACATAGCCATGCTACCACCTAGACTTGAGTCTCTGTTAGGGTCATATGCTCCTGCTCCTGCAAAAGCTCCGCCAGTGCCACCTATACCCATAAGTTTCATAACTCTTTTTGCAATGCTTGTGTCTTTGTTTGCTTGTAACCATTTACCAACTTTAGGAAATTTTGTTATTGTAGCTCCAGTCAAAAATCCAGATGCTATGCCTGTTAAAATAGCTTCAACTGGTTTGTCTGCTCTATATGCTCCTTGCTGTTGCCTTAACTCTTGAACATAAGTATCGTAATCTGCTTTACCAATTGCAGACATAACTTTAGCTTCAATTTCATCACCAAACTCAAAAGTTGCTGTAGACCCTACATTTCTAACAAGTTCTTTTACTGGATCATACCCAAGACCTACCTCTGGAGTATCACCTTGTTTTGTTCCACGAAATTGTTTTTTTAATAATCTGCCTTCATTTTCTTGTGAGTTGTATCCACCACTATTTAACAACTGCTCATTTTCTACAGTTGGCGATGTAAATAACTTTTGCCTTTCTTTAGCAACTCTTTGTTTTATTTCATCACTATTTGGATCAACATTGTCAGGAACATTTCTTATTGTAATTCCATCTTTTGTTTGAATGTCATATGGCATATTTATTTCCTATATTAATAATCAACAACAACAGTTTTATTAGGTGATCTAACTCTATACGAATCTAAAATAGATAAGTCTTGTGGTTTGTTTCTTTCATTTCTTGACTCTGCTGCATATACAGTGCTAATTTGATTATTGTAGTTTTCAATAATATATTCTTCATCAGCTATAGCCAATTCAATAACCCTGATTAATTCAGCAGGTGTCATATTATCGTAGTTAGCACCAGCCGCTTTTCTTAACAATTCTTGCTCTTTATCTGATGGCATACCTTTAAGTTTTGAACCTGCATCTAATTGCCTATTAGCCATTGCCTGTACAATTTCTTTTGTGTTTGCTAATTTTTCATCTACAGTATCACCACCTACTCCAAAGAACGATGCTATTCTTCCAGCATTTGTTTTTAAGTCAGTTTGTAATCCCATAAATGTTTTATCATTTTCAATAGCTTGTTTGTATCTTTGATACTTTGTAATATTTCTAGGAGCATTATCTGCTATTGGTTTTAATTCAGAAATTCTTTTGTAACCTAATTTTATTAACTCTGAAGTAGTTGGAGCTATAGGGTTTGTAATTTGTAAAGCTTTTTGAACTGCTTTTAATTGTGCTTCGTCTGCGGCAGTAAATTGTACATTTGGATCAGTTTCAGACTGATTTTTCTTTGTAAGTAATTGAGAATAAAGTTGTGCATTATTTAATTGCGGTTTTGGTTTGTTTAAAATTTCAAATACTTTTTCTGGTTTAGAGAAAACAGCAGCTCTTAATATAGGATTACTTTTAACTCTAGGGTCATTTAATAATTCTTGCTTTAAGGTTTCTGCTTGTTGTTGGTTTTCTAATTTTAATTTATCTTCAGCAATCTGTGTATTCATTGCATACCCTTGAGGTATATTTGTAAATGGTGTTTGTGCTGCTTTGTTTGCATTTAAAAATGCTCTAGCAATGTAAGGTGTAGCATCTCCTGCATCTAAATTTTTAGGTTGTGCAAGGTAACTTGCTAAACCAGTAACAAGACCTGTGCCAATAGATTGTTTATTAGCTCTATCAACATCTGCCTGTGAAATAAGTTTATTGTCTAACAAACTTTTTACTTGTGCATTAGGTGCAGCACCAAATATATTCATGTTTCCAAAATAATCAAATAAATTCATTTTTTTTCCTTATGCCCTTGATATATAATTTCCGCCTATGCCTTGATAACCTTGTGGCATATTTCCTCTAGCAATATTTGCTTGTTGTATTTCTAATCTTTTTCTTTGTTCTGGTGTTAATGCGTTTATTCCCATACCCATTGCCATTTCATTCATAACTGCGTTTGATGGTGCATAATCAGATACTTTAAAGTTATCTAGCAATCCGTATTCATATCCACCACCACCTTCGTTTGTTCCTGCTATTGGTGTAAAGTCAGGTCTGTAGTTTAATTGTTCTGGAGTTAAAGTAGGATCATATCCACCACCAGTTCTAGGTAAAGGATTTGCTGACTCTAGTCCAACAGGAGTGTTAGCACCTATTGAGTTCATTCCGCTTACATCTAATCCTAAATCTGAATTTTCCATCATACTTAAATCACCTGTATAAACATCTGTTGGCGATATTTGATTATTGTAAGCAGAATCCATAAGTAAGTTAGGTGTATTTTCTGGAGTTACAACGCTACCAATTTGTGGCACTCCGACTGATGCAAATGTAGGAGTTGCTCCTAATAAACCTTGTCCTGCTGCTGTATTCATTCCACCTTGACCTAACGATGTACCTGCACTTACACCTGTTGCTGCTGTATTAGCTGCAACATTACCACCTAAATCAAATCCAAATCCAGAGCCAAATCCTTCTGCACCACCAAACATACCACCACTTACACCACCAACTGCTGCACCTGTTAATGGGTCTTTACCTGTTGCTAAAGCAGTTAATGCACCTACTCCCATCCCTGCTAATACTGGAGCTCCCATTATTTACCCCCACCTGATGAAGTTGTTGTTGTGTTTACAGGAGCTGGTGCACCATATGCGGCTGATAAGTAAGATTGTAATTTGTTATAAGGTTTATTTTCACCAAACTCAAATCTTGCAATATCTGCATTTAATTTATCTTTAGCGTACTGCTCTTGTGTCTGACCTACTCTAGCTAATTGATTAATGTCTTGATAGTCTGCTGCTGCCATTTGTGGTGCTTGTGCAATAGCTTGATCTTGTCTAGCTCTTTCTGCACCATAATTGCTGTATGCTAATTCTGATGCTCTATTAGTTAAAGCATTTGCTAGATTCTCTGATGCTTGTGATTCCATCTCACCCATAGCACCTGAACCATATCTACCAGAAGCTGCTGTTCTGCTACCAATATCTCTAATAGCTTTATTAAATTCATTTACAGCAGGTTGTGCGGCACTTGCCATCATTTGTGAGAAGTATGGATTAGTAGCTGCTAGTCTATCTCCTCTTATAGTGCTTAACTGCTGTTGTTGAGCTGCTGGTACTAGTGGACTGCCACCCAAAGCTCTATCACTAGCCATTCTTAAAGCATCTTCTGTTGTTTGTGATGCTGGAACATAAGTTGCATCAGGGTAATATTCTGGTGAATCAGCTTCGTATAAATTTTGAGCTTCATCTAAACCATATGTGATATAAGGTAAGATTGCAGGATCAATATTTTGTGTTGTAGTTTGAGAGCCACCACCACCACCTTTATATTGTATTAAACCTGTATTTGGATTGATACTACCTTCACCACCACACGCTTTAAGTAGTTTATCTTCCCATTCATTAATGTGTGCTAAATGGATATCTCCATCAATACCTTTTTTAGCTACATCTTTTAATAGCTTTTTAAGTAGCCACACTTTAAGTTTTAATATCATTCTAGTTTCAACTCCATCAATGTATATTTCTTTTCATAACCATATAGCTTGTTCCATAATCTAGCTATACTCTCAAATTTAGTAGAACCCTGTATTGCAGTTCCACCATTTTGTTTGACCCAAGTTTTAAATTGTTCAAACCCTGCTTTTGTATTTTTACCACCTATATAAGTTATATAAGCAACTCTGTCATTAGGGTAATTTACCCACTGTACAGTGAGTGCTACATAACACTTATCTTCTTTCATTAGTAAAAGTAATTGTTGCTGACCTTGTGTTAGCAGTAATTTTAATTGACCACTAACAAACTCTCCGTTACCTTTGTCTAATGCTTTTTGTAATAAAGGTTCTGCAAGATACCAATATCTTTGTACCTGATTCGTAGGCACTACATAGAGTTTCATAGAATTTATCCAACAATGATATAATCCAATTCTACATCACTATGACCATGATTTCTATGACCTATTACAAAACTTCCTTTGGCTTTAGTTTTAATATAAATGTGGTCTGTTTCTTCTGCTGCATTTTCACTTCTAGGTGAGAATAAGATAACAGAATCAAAACCTGCTCTTTCGTTATTAACTGTAGTTTCTGTTCCAGATGTATTTAATACAATAGTGCCACTATTATTAGTTTTACCATTCATAGCATTGTTCACTACTTCAGATACTAATCTAGCATCACCACCTTGATACGGAAGTGTACGATACATTCTAGGCATTATCTATTACCTTGTGGTTTTACATCTACATCTACTGCCATAGCTGTAGTCCAGTTGCCTGTAGGTTGCACATTAAATCTATGATACCTACCTGCACTTCTTAAACTACATCTACCTTCTGATGATGCAGGAACAAATGCACTAAATCCAATAGTGTCATCTAATTCTCTGCGACTAGCTACTGCTACTTGTGCTGTGCCATTATCTATTTGTGGTCTTGCTAATGTTGCTACAGAGTTATAACCAACTTCTATGTCTGTAGTAATAAGTTGTGGTGTTAGTGAATCGCCTGTAAATATAACTACTTTATCTTCTCTAGTTCCAGCAAATAGAAACTTGCCACCAACCCATAGTCTTGAATCTAATGATGCAGGAATGGTATCTAGGTTTGTGTAACCTAGTGATGATTCTAAACTTTCTAATGTTTCACCTAGTGAAGCAATTGTTCCTACTACATCTGAAGTTGTAGTTGCTCTTGACCATTTTTGTAATTGCCAATTGTACATAATAATACTTCTACCACCATCTACATCTGCATAGTTCCATACCACTAAATTTTTAACAGGATCTACAGCAGCACTAATAGTATTTATTTTTACTAGATCAGCGTGTTGAAAAAACCATCTATCTATTTTTTCTAATCCTATGTTTACAACACTTTGACCATTTGTAGAGTACCAACCATCATCAGATAAAAAGAAGCTAGTGTTACCATACCTAACAACAGAGTTGCCTTCTAAACATCCTAAACCATTTGATATTGTGTCAAATTGAAAGAATAAAGGTGAACCAACATAGGAAGCTCTGACCACAGCTTTTTCAAGGAACACCATACCAAACTCACCGCCTGTAATGGCTTGAATATTTCCACCATCAGGAATTATTTGAAAGTCACTTTGGCTTGTAGATCCAGAAGTCCAATCTGTTTCATCATTAATATCTGACCATTGCACTTTGTCAGGTTCATCACCATTTAATAAATTACCTGCAAAAACAAAATCACGAACTACAGCAATGTCTTTGGCAATAGGTGCAGTTGCTGCTACATCATCAAAAGCTGTAGATACACCAACAGTCCAATACTGTATCTTTTGCGAACCATTACTTGCTAATACAGTTCTACCAAATTGCTCAAATCTCCATACACCATTACCGCCATACCCACCTGATTTTGATACATCATCTAAATCTAATGTGGTGTTATCTAGTTTAAAAAGTTTTGATGAGCTTCCTGCAAATACTTCTACTTGATCATTCCACTTTGCTACAAAGATACTATTTAAATCTTCACTAGCAGAGTTAGAAAAATCTACGGCACTAGGAAATGGTGCATAACCTACTGCAATAGGATATACATTTTTAGCATCATTTAAACTACCTGCATTTGCTGGTTGGTCTGGTAGCCAATCTGTAAATTGTAATCTTTTAGTTGCCATATTATGATTTCATTATGTACGCTAATGCGTAGTATTCAGGATTATTTTTTCCTGTTACTGATTCACCTGCATTATTTATACTTACCGAACCTGTATGGTTATGGTTTAGTGCAAAAGATGCCTTACTTGACCCAGAGCCACCCTCACCTTCCCATCCTTCTCCATATCCTACAGAATTACCTTGATTGACTGTTGTAACTGACCCACTCCTAGCTCTCATGAGTGTGCTGTTATAACTAGAGCCACCTCTGTTAATTAAGGTCAGTGTGCCATCTAACCCTGTTTTAGTATTAATAGTTAATGAACCTGTGTGTGTATGTTCAGGAATAACTGCATCAGCAGAACCACCTGTATCGTCAGGATTGTAAGTATCTCCTGCACCCATAACAAATTTATTTCTTAAATCAGGAGTTGAGTTATCTCCATCACACAATACCCAACCGCTAGGAATACTAGCAACACTTCCAGACCACATAATAATACCGCCTGTAGGAAAACCACTACCCCAAGTTGGAGTCGCAGATGTACCGCTAGAAATTAAAACATCACCTGCTGAACCTGTAGACCCATCTAGCTCTAAAGAACCTGTAATGTTAAATGTTCCTGAAGATGTAACTGTGCCAGAGCTAGACCATCCATCACCACTAGAACCATCTTGCCAATCTTTAACTTGTGCCATTAGTTCACGAATAGCATTGTTAATGGTACTAGGTGGGCAACCCTCATTTATGTTAATTGAGTTAATGTCGGTATTGTTAGCTGCAACACTATCCCATTGTGATACTTTAGTCTTTGCCATAATTTATCCTTGTCGTTTCCATTTGTTAGTTCCTACTGTTGAGTCTGTCCATACATCACTACTTGCTGATACTTCATTCCATGTATTTTCTTCTACAGGTACATCTGTCCATTCTTCACCAAGTATTGTGCCTTTTGATTTTAATATAGCTTTAGCATATATAGATCCATTAGCGTGTCTTATTACTGTGCTAATAGAGTTAAGTGTTGCTGTTCCTGTAATAGTGGCTTTTCCTGCATCAATAACACCACCAATAGCAGATAATGTAGCAACCCCATTAATAGATGCACTTGATAGTTTTACTATTGCACCATTTGCTGTAACAAAAGCACTACCTACTATATCAGCAGATGATGATTTAACTCTTACTCCATTAGCTGTTAAGGTTGCTACGCCATTTATAGATGCAGCACCTGTCTTTGTAACAGAACCTAGAGATGAATAAGGACTCTGTGAAAAGGTAAGTATGCCATACACTATTTATAACTCCGAATCTGCTGTAAAATGAAATTGGTAAAATTTTGTTCCTGTAACAGACATATCCACTCCTCTTATGCCATTAGCACTTCCTCTAATTGTGCAAGTTACTTCTGTAGATGATATGTCAATACTTGATGAACCTTCAACACCTTTACCACTCGTTCCAGCTTTACTGTATGCAGTTAAAGTTGGGGTAGCCCTCATACTAACTGGAAACAGCATACTAGAACCATGTGAAGTACGAGTATCTGTATCATAATTTCTACCTGCGAAAGTCCCTATCCATGTATTTGAACCAACAGCTACACCTTGATTATAAGATTTTGTAAAGTACCTCTGACACCTAGCTAATTCCATATCGTATGGTCTGTGTTCAAATGGTGTAGCTACTGTTCCAACTTCTAATTGAACGCCTGTTAAATATAATTCGTTTGATGTATTATCTGCAAGATTAACTTGGTTAGATGTAGCTAAACCATAACTACCTGACCATGTATCTGCTGTTATGTGTCTGTTAGTTCCTGCACCAAAAGCAAACATTACCCATAGACCAGTTCCATTATCATTATTTATAACTCCACTAGCATCACCATCAAAAGTTAAGGTTTTCTTTTCCCAAGTATTAGAAGCAGAGATAGTATATTCAACAGGGTAAGAAGCATAACCATTATCTTCTTGAGAAAGAGTTACACAATATGTACCTGTTTTATTTGATTTAACCCAAAAAGATATAGTTAAACTTTTAGCTTCTGATGTTCCATAACTTAATTGTTGTAAGTTATATCCTTCTATTTTTTGTGCAAGTCTAACTTGGTCTGATACACCAAGAGAAGCATTAGCTGTTGTACAATCTACTTTTAATGAATCAGCAAAACCTTTACCACTAGGAACATCTGTTGATTGAGAAACTGTAAATTGAGATGAACTAGCAGGTGTAAAAGTAAATCTATCTAAAGTATATGAAGTAGCATTAGCAAATGAAGTTCCTCTCTGTGCAATCTGCATATCACCATTAATAATAAGGTTTCTGCCTACAAGAGAATTTTGTGTTACTAATGTTCCTGTTTCAGCAGGTAATGTTAGTGTATTTGTTCCTGCTACTGCTGGAGCATCTATTGTTATCTCACCAGAAGTATCACCTTTTAATTTTATACTTGACATTATTTAACTCTCTTTTCTAGTTCATCTAATCTTGCTGATAGTTTCTCAATGAGTTTATCCTTTATAGCTAACTTCTTGTCCACTTCTTCTGTGTTGTAAAAAGAAGCGTTGGTTCTTTCTATTGCACCTGTTGCTGGAATATAGTTCAACATATTGGTACTGTTACTATTAGTATTTACTGTAGTTAGTTTAACTACCCCACCAGCTGTTATCCCCAAACCTGTGTTTGGTGCAAGGTCACCTCTTCTTAACCATAAATCACAAGAGTCAGTTCCGTTATAACCTACAATGTTAATATTATTATCTTCTTGAGAGTTAATATAAACACCACTGTCAGTGTTAGGACTTACATAAACTAAGTCATTACCTGATTGTGTCCATGCTAAAGGTTGACCATTAAATAATATACTTCCATCAGTGCCAATAGTCAGTGAATTTTGACCAGATGTTTCATTTCTAATTACAAAAGCATTATTTTGGTCAGGTCTAATTTGCATAGAATACTTTTGGTCAGCATTGTCTACTTGATAAGTTGCATATTGCCCAGAGTTTGCTTTAGCAATTACAGTTGTATCGCCTGTGCTTGAGTATGTAGCTTTATTGCCATCTTCTTCTGTCCATATAGAGTCACCACCTGTACCACCACTACCACCACTACCACTATCTTCAACCATCTTAATAATGTAATATATAGCATAATATGGGGGTAAGTTTTTGTCCTTTCCACTATCACCACTATTACTAACACTTCCTGAATGATTGTGGTTTACATTAATATTAGCTCTTGATGAACCTGAACCACTCTCACCTCTATAACCCTCACCATAGCTTCCAGAGTTACTTCTGTTTGTGTGTGTAAACTTACCGCCTGATGAATTAGCTAGAATAGGTGTAGCAAATGAAGACCCACCCCTATTTTTAAAGTCCCACCATCCACTTAATCCTGATGAGTTATTAATAGTTACTGAATGACTGTGAGACACAACAACTGCATCTGCACTACCACCTGTAGCATCTAAATTATATGTAGAACCAGCACCTACTACAAACTTATCTCGTAAGTCTGGAGTGTCATTTGTTCCATCACATATCTGCCAACCTTCAGGAATAGTAGGATCTGACCACATAATAATAGAACCTTTAGGTAAACTACCTGAACCACCAACTGAAGCTACTTCTAATCTAGCTGTTACATCATCATCTTGTGCTAATGTTCCACTACAGTCACCTCTATCTACAATAATCTCAAAATAAGCTCCAGAATCAGAGAATGATTGAATTATATAGCTACCTGAACCATTAGCTGATTCTAGGTTAATAATATCACCATTAGCTATTTGACTTAAATCTCTTTCAGTGCCATCTGCATCAGTTGTGCTTATATATATTGTTGTTACTTCGTCATAGTTATTTGTAAATGACATAATATTAACAAGATATAAGTTACCAGCTTCAGGGTCTCTAGCTACACTGTTAGGGTAGTTAACTTTATAATTACCTACAATAGCACCACTACTAGCTTCTAGTAAATTATTTATTTCTTCCTTGTCATAAAACTTATTATCAGTTTCTTCTTTTGTATAAGCATCTACAGAACCACCACCAGAGCCAAAAGCTGCTGTAGTTTGTTCTGTCCCATCAGGATAGATAATTCCTTTATCTGTGACTTTAGTTGTCATTATTTATTTACCTATATTATTAATTTGTGTCCACTAAAGAATGAATAACTATTAGCATTTATAATACCGCCAGAGTTGTCAATAGCATCTAAATAACCATACACTTCTATATAATCTCCAACTGCTAAATCTAAAACTGCTGTTAGCTGCAGTGAATCTGTCCTTATATAACCATCTGCATAATATGGGTATAGTTGTTTTATTGTTGAACCATTTTTAAATAGTTTTAATTGTGTTCTACCAAGATTACCTGTTCCTTCTGAATCAAATCTTGCAGTTGCATTAAACACATACTTTCCTGCTTTTCCAGAGGGGACAGTAAATCTATTAGTTGATGTATCAAAAGTATTATCAGTATCAAATTCTTCTGTATCATAATCAATTTTTGTAACAGTAGAATCACTCAAGGATTGGTTTGTCCCAACTTTAACAGAAAATGCTGGTGTGTTAGATATAAGCTGACCACTTGCATCTGTTAGTCCACTAGATGTTACTTTAGCTTTAGTTGTTCCTGCTGATTGTAGTTCTAACTCACCAGAAGTATCTGAAGTTAGTTTTAATCCTTCACTTGTATCTGCATTTATTGTTGTAGCCATTATACTATCACCCATCTACCAGAAGCAGGAACTGTTACTGTGACACCTGTATCTAAACTGACAGGTGAAGCTGATATAGCATTGTAACCTGTTGGTAAGGTATAGCTAGTTCCTACTACTTGATTGTTTACAAAAATACCATTAGTTGCACCCATCTGTGGTGCTATGCCTGTGTTATCACTATCTTGAACTACAGCTTTTTCAGCAGGATAAGTACAGAACACTTCACTTGTGCCAGACAAAGTGATCTTGCTACCACTATTACTAGATTCTAGTATAGTGTCTCTGGATAGTGTTGAAGCTGTGTAAGTTCCTAGACCTACTTCATAATCATCACCACTTGTAATAGCATAGTAAGTTGTATTGCCATTACCTATAGCAGCAAAAGATTGAAACCCATCATCAGCACCTGCTAATGTAACTGTGCCTGTGCCTGTAGTAGTTGTAGTTTCCTTTACTCTATCTTTTACAATCAGAGCCATATTTTATCCTTAATCTAATTCTACAGTTAAGTCACCAGAAGATATTTTAAATATATCTCCAGAATCAATTGTTTTAGATACATCTAATGCAGTATGATAAATCATATTGCCTGTACCTGTAGCTGATTCGTGTAAGCCAATGTAAGCAACAGTTCCCCATAAACCTGTTGCAGTTGGAAAGGTTATGTCTGCATCATTAGCAGTATCTCCTGTTGTAGCTAAAGCAAAAGAACCTTGAGTTCTAGCATAAGAGCCACCAGAAACCTCTGTGCCTGTTTCAGCATCTGTTGGATCTGAAGTCCATAGAGATACATAAGGGTCATTTACCCCTGCGTATGCAGTACCACTTAATGTTAAATTAAGCAGTTTGTTTTTTAAATAATTTGCCATGTCGGTCATGATTGTTTACCTCGTTGAGTTAGTGATAGTTAATGGTTGAGCTGGGTATTCAGATTCATCATCACTCTTGCGTAAAGCCATCATACCTCTGTCATACATACTTGCCCATGTATTTAATCTTTCATCATTCATTAAGAATGGCTCTGCTTCACCTAGTGCTGCGTATAACAATAAATCAGGCGTATTAGCTAACCACAAGTTAGATGCGTTAGTATCGCTTAAATATTCTGGTTGGTGAAAGTAAACCATTTGTAATGTATATTCACCATCAGGAATTGGAGCAAATTGAAACTCTGCACCTAATAGTGTATATCGGTTAGGCAATCCAGATATAGATGTTTGAGCGTTTCTGAAGAAATTACTTGTAGATAAAAATTTGATTGTTTGTGGTGGGTTGCCTTGTATATGTAAATCTTTCATAGATACAAAATCAGAAGGCAAAGATACTGTTGCATCTCCTGCTGTAGTTTCAGCCGTAGCAACTTTAATTAAAGGTCTTATTCGTAAGTCCCTTAACAGTCTATCTTCTGCCAATCTAATGAACTCTGGAATCTCTGATGTTAAATCAGTACGAGCCAAGTAACTAGCAATAGTTGCCTGTAATGTAGTGTAGTCTGTAAAGAACGACATTTATATTTTTCCTATATTTTTGTTAACATAAAACATTCTTGAGGTCATGTAAGCACCACAAGGTGTTCCAAAATAACCAAGATACTGTGACTTTCCATTCATACTTCTTTGAGATACATAAGGTCTTGCTTTACGACCTTTCTTTATACAAAAACCCTTTCTAGCACAATCCATCTTTTCTTTATTTTGCTTTTGAGTTACTAACGCTAGGTTTTCTAACCTATTGTCATCTTTTTTACCATTAATATGATGTATTTGCATTCCTTTAGGAATATCCCCATTAGCTTGAGTCCAAACATATCTGTGTTCTCGCCACAATTTCCATTTGCCATCTTGTTTTACATTCATCATAATATAGCCATCTGTACCTATGTATGCCATTTAGATTCTGCCCTGTTTTGTTCTAAAAAATCTATTGTCTGGGTCGTTTAACCATGCAAAGAATTTCTTCTGGTCTAGTACATGAAAACCTCTCATGATTCCCTGCTTGTTTAGATCATCAACAACAGTCAAAGGTATAGATGCTATCTTATTATCAAAGACATCATTACCCCATTTTGTTGAGCTGTTATTGTATTCTTGTTTATTCTTTTCAATGATGTCAGTAACATCTTGGTTTGTTTCTACTACTCCATCATGCTTAATAAATTTTCTCATATTATTCTCAATAGTAATACTGCCCTCATTTACGAGGGCAATATCATGTTTAACCTAAATTAAACTGCCAAGTCAGCAACGATACCATGTGCTTTCTCGTTAGACACTTGTAAAGTGTACTCATTTAACATCTGATGTTTTTCACTGTCACCAGTTTTAGCTAATAGGTTTGACTCAAATGGTCGCAGTGTTGCAATAGCTGCCATTGTTGGGTCAAGCACTAATGCTTGTTCTGCTGGAGTGTCATCAGCAGTCATAAATCTGTCAGGTACAACAGATAAAGTACCGAAGTCTGATAAGTAAACATCAGCAGCACCAATGATTGTAGTTGCTGCATTTTTTGGAGCTTCATAACGCTGTGCTGCAATACCTGCAAAAGTAGATACTACTTGCTTTTGTGTAGGTGGAACAACCAACATGGTTGGAGTACCGCCATTTTCAAATACAGACTTAACACACTCTTTAAGTTTGTCTTCTGTAAATGCAGAAGCAGAAGCACCTTCTGTACGAGTGTTGTTACCATCCGCAGTTGTTGGTGCAACACCATCAGTCATTGTTACGAAGTTTGATTTTAACCATGTTTGGATAGAGCCAAGAAGTCTTGCAGAACCTGCTGCACCTGCATCTTGAGCTACATTACCAAGAATAGTTTTTTCCATGTCTCGTTTTAGTTCTTGTCCTGCTTTAGCTAGTTGGTAAGCTGTTTCTGTCTTACGACCTGCTTTATCAACTGCATCAAGAGTACCTGATACATGAATTGTTTTACCTTGAATTTGTGTTCTGTTACCTACACGAGTTGTAGGAGTATCAGAAGCACCTGAAGCATCAGCACCCTCAAGTAAGCCATCTGCACTAGCTGCTGCTAGGTCATCAGTTTGCCATTCATGGTAAGTTGCTGTTGCTTTTGTTTTACCAATAGATGAAACTACTGGTGTTTCTGTTGGTGCAATATTGAAGATAGTATCGCTTAAATCTTCTCTTTGACCAATCGCTGTATAAGTTCTAAATTCTGCCATTGTTTTTCCTTAAATAAAGTTTTCAAAAATGGCTGCTGCATCTCTAGCTGAACCAGATTGCTTTAGCCGTTTCATTTGTTTTTTCTGTATATCGGTTACAGTCTGCTTTACTTTAGCACCACCTTTTACAGTCTTCGGTGCTTTTGCGACTTTCTTTTTAACACCAGCTTTACCTGACATTAATTTGTCGTATTGTGCCGCTTTATGTAATACCAATACATGGCGGTGATCATAGACTTGAGATAATTCTTCGTCTGTGAATCCTGCCTTTTTGCCATAGCTACGAATGTCATTACGGACTTGTTCGCCTTTAGCTTTGTCTGAAAACTCTGGTAAGGATACTGCTAGTTTTTGTGCTTCTTCTTGTACAAACTGTTCTAATTGAGCTGCTCTTTCCGATTGTTGCTGTAGTGCAAGTCGTTGTTTTTCAGCTTGTATAGTTTGTAACTGTTCTTTCTTTTCGGTCATCTCTGCGACCTTAACTGAATATCCTATCGGGTCGTTCTCTTTCATTGCAGACAGATCTTCTGGAGTGTCATTGTTACTCAATAGAAATTGTTCTACTGCCTGTAATTTTGATGAATAATCATCTCTAACTTTTCTAGCTTCAATAATAGCTTTAGCTTCCTGCTCAATGACTTTACGCTGTTCGGCTACTTCTTGAGTCTTTTTAGTATAATCAGAGCCGAGTTGATAAGATTTCTTTAGCTCATCAAGGGTAACTTCTTTTTCTTCACCTGCTGCTTTTATGGTGAAAGTTTGTTCTTCCTCAACTACTTCAGGTTCTTCAACTTCGGATTCTTCTTCAACTTCTTCTTCGGCTTCATATTCAACCTCTGGTTCAGTTTCAGTTTCCTCTACTTCTTCAACTACTTCGGTTTGTTCTTCTACAACTTCTGGTTGCTCTGTGGAGTCCTCTGGTGCAGATAACATACCTTCAATTTGTGAAGCTGCATCTGTTACTGTTAGATTTCCACTTTCCGTTGTATCGGAAGTCATGGTTTCATCAATCATTTTTATTTCCTTATGCCATCTCGGTGTGGCTTTCCCATACAGACTAAATGTCTATATTATTTTCCATGCCTTGTCTTTGATATCATCGTCTTTTGCGATAGATTCAAAACGAGCCATGAGTTCGTTTATAACTTTTATTCTCATGTAAGCTGCTTCTCTTACTTCTTTTTCGTCATCATCAGAATTAACAATCATATCCATTAATTCTTTTTTCATTGCTTCTACTTCGTCTAGTAGTTCCTGACTTTGAAGTAAGTTTCTAAATGCTTCTGATTTTGTCATTACCTTATCCTTTGTAAAAATCTAGGGTCTTCTGCTGATGTAAGATCATTAGACATTAATAATCCACCAAGTCCAAGACCTGCCATCCCTCTAACTGCTATTTCCGCCATAACAGATGGGTCAGCTAATAAACTACCTACACCATTTACAACACCAGCACCTGTGTCTCCATATGCTTGTGCTTGTTGTTGATTAACATTACCTATACTGTCCATTAATCCTTTAAACATACTTGGTTTAGGTTTATATTCTAGGTCTAGCTCATCAGCCATAAGGTCTGTTGATAGTATAGAACCAGCTCCACCAATACCAGCATATTTAGGATTAAAGTGAGCTAATGGACTTCTAAATAACTCTGGCTTAAATGTTACAGTTGTTGTAGCTCTATTACCAACATAACTTTCTGGCTCTTTCATGTTAGTGCCAGTGTAACCCCTTTTCTTTATATTCATTTGTGTCATGAAATCTTCCATAACATTATGCTGACCTTTTTGTATTCTTTCTAGGTCTAATGGATTTACTTCACCAGTTGGAAAATGATTATCATACATCTTTGTCCATGTAGACTTATCAGGTCTTGGTGTCATTAAATCTTTAACATGGTCTGGGTTATTATAGTCAAAGTGTTTAGATTTATTAACAACCAATGGAAATGTATATCTACTATCTAACGGACTTACTTGTGCTGTCATTTCAGAAATAAATGGCTCATCAGAAGTATAAGTACCTTTGTTGTAATAAGTCCTTAAAGCACTATCATCAAATCCAATTAGATTTCCGTTAGCATCAAAATCACTATCTTTTAAATCATCTAATGTTAAATACCTATCTCTATCAGACTTACCTGCTTTTTTCATTGCTTGATCTAAACCAGAAAAGTTTTTTTGCTTATCAAAGTTTATAAATCCATCAGCTTCAATACCTAACTTACCATCAAGGTCAGTTGTATGATATTCAATGTTATCTAAATCAAACCCCATAGCTCTAGCTCTATCTTGAGCAGTATTATTAGCTGGTAAACCTAAACGCTTAACCGCTTCTAGTTGAGCTTCTTTATCTTTTTTTAACCATTCTTTTAAATATGTAAAATAACTAGCCATTAGGGGATGCCAAGTTTTGTATTTTTTCTAAAGAGTTAATAATCTCTTTTGTTTTATCTACATCAGTTTTTTCTTTATCGTTCTGTGCTTTTTGTGCTAATTGCATTTCTTTTAATGCCATCTCTTTTTCAAACTGCATTTGTTTCTGTTGTAGCTCTAACATTTCTTTTTGTACTTTTAATTCTAACTCTTGTTTTTCTATTTCAAGTTTAGCCATATCTGATTGCATCTTCATCTCTGCTTTTTCTTTTTCTACTTGTGCAAGAATTTTAGCTGATTCAGTATTTGGATCTGCTTGTTGATTTTGTGCTTGTTGTTGGGCAAGTTGTTGTGATTGCTGTTCTGTTAAGTCTTTGATAAATCCAGACTCATCTTTAAATCCTGCCATGTTTACAAATTTAGCAAGTGTGTCTCTATACTGTTTAAGACTTACTAGAGGATTGTTTAATCCATATTGTGTTAGCATCTGCTCTTGTTTATCCAAGATCATTTGCATTACACCTAGCTGTTCTGTTTTGCTACCAGTTCCTAGTCCAACATTAACTGTAACATTGTATTGTGTGTCCCACTCTCTAGGATTCATAGGAACAAATTTGTTATTGATCTTAATGATTCTTTCTTTGTCTTGGTACTTACATAATAGATGCAAGATGCCTTTCATAAGAGAACTAACCCCTGTGTCTGCAAAGATACGAGCTATCAGTTCTAGTTTACCACCTGCTGCATTACTCATTGCACTGACTGCTGTAGCTGTTACATTCTGTAAGATATTAGGATCTAACCCTTGTGATGTTTCAGTCACTCCGCTTCGTTTAGCTTGTATAGAATCTAGGTATTCAAGCATAGGGAATGATTGACCTGCACTAGATTGCACTGCTAATGGTACTAATGCATTTGGGTTTTTAATACGAACTACACCACCTGCTGTTGATGTAAGTAAGTCATCCAAGTTAACCTGACCTTCTACTGCACCAACTCTGTAGTTATTTGTTAGGTATAGATTGTCTAGCATCTGTCTTGTGATAGTAGACTTAATTAGTTGTAGGTCTACAGCTCTATCTGCTAGTGACTGACCAAAGAACTTGTGTGGTATTGGGAAAGGGCAAACGCTATGGAAGGGAACATAATCACATTCTTCAGAAGATAATATTTGATTACTTGCATAACAAACTCTATGTAGCTCTGCTATGCCATCCTTATCCATATCAGTCTTTACATAACACTCGTAATACTCAACCACTTCCATTGACTCATCACTAGAATCATTAGTATTAAAAGGTTGCTCACCTGCACCATATCTCGCTACTCTTTCTGGAGTTGTGTCTAATGTATCACCTGTCGCTAAAGAGTAAACTACATCTTTATCATAACCCATTGTAATAAGTTGTGATCTTGTCACTAACTTTCTTTGTGCTACAAAGTCAGCATCTTCTATAGTTACTGCTCTCTTGTCTATTAAAAATTCTTCTGGAGCTACATTTTCTATTTTAATTTTAGAATAGTTTTTTGTTCGCTTACATTTAATGTTGTAATAGATATTGATGATCGGTGGAGTTTCCATCATTACTGGCATACCCATTTCATCTATTAATGGCTGTCCCATTTGATCTACTGCTGGTTGTGGATCTTGTTCTATAACTTCTTCTACTTCTTCCTGCTCAACGATTTCAACTTCCTCGTCTTGCATGATCATAGTCAGTTCATCTTCTGTTAGATTCTGATACTTCTCTATGCTAATGTCTTTATTATCATCCCAATATGCTTTAACAACTCCAACCTTTTGACACAATGCATCCCAGAACCAAGAGTTCATTATTTCAAAGCCATTGTTATCTTTATAGAATACATGGTTAGCCATTATTGTTGCTTGTTCTGCCATTTCTGCATCGCCTTCGTTTACTGGCTCAAACACTACAGCATTATTACTTTGAGTAAAAACTTTTAAGATGCTTGGGAGTGCTCCATCAACTACCTCTGCCACTTCACCAGTGACTATCTGGCTACGACCTTCTACCTCATTGCCATAAGGTTCTCTCATATAGTATTCAAGAGCTGTCTGTCTCTCTTTCATTGTTTCAGTTTCAATAAATCCTAAACTGTCATCAATATGAGACTCAACGATATTAAGAATTTCTCTATCGTCTTCTGAATTTGTTCTTTTGTTTTCGTATGCCATTTATACTATCCATTGGTTGTTTTGTTTTAATGGTTCATCCCAAGACGAATCATCGTTATTCATGCTATCTACAACTGCACAAGTGTATCTCCATGCATCTGCACCATGACTGTATTCATCATGTAAAGGTGCTTGTGGCTCTTGTGTTGTTTGATTAATACTTCTTCTATAATTCTTTAAACACTCTATTAATCTTTTTGTTTTATCCTGATCAAAGTAAGCTCTATCAAATGTCATCCTTGCTAACTTGATCCCAGTCTCTATATTTGCTTTTGGTATTACTTCTGTATTCCATCCGAGTCGCTGCATAATTTCTTCAGCGGAAGTTCCGTACTTAAAGTCTTTATTCCTAGCATCATGTGGCAGATACATCGTACCCCAATTATGACCTAGCTGCTTCAGTTGATCAGAATAACTATCTAAAGTTCTATGATCATCTTCAATATAATCTATGATCCTTATCTCGGATAAATTTCTTTGGCACAAGATAATAGACATTGAATCATTCCACCCTAGATCCATAACTATATGAGTCTTTAGTAATGCATCTGGATGTACATTAGTGATCCTTCCAGACTCTTGTGCTGCTCTTATTTCATTATGATAGATAGCACCATCCGCAGCAGCTTTAGTATCACCTTCCCATATGTTTGCATAGTCTTCTGGGTTGTTAATGCTACAGCGTTCTCTCTCTAGCTCTAGCACCTTTGGGAAAAAAGGATTGTCTGTATAGTTAACCTTTTCTACCCTAGCGTTACTTGGTTTATTAATAATAAATCTTTTATAGGTGTCATCTGTATCCATGTAAGGATTAAATGTTACCCAGATCTCACTGTTAGGTTTCCTGATCGTAGGTATTAAAATGTCCCATGATCGTTTACTAATGTTTTGTGCTTCCTCACACCAGACAATATCAACACCCTCAAAAGACTTAATACTTTCTACAGTGTTTGTTGCAAGTCCTGCAAAGTTAAATTCAGTGCCATTCTTACCTCGTATAGCGTTCTCTACGACCTCGTAGAACTCTCCCAGACCTAATGCTTGTATCTGGTCTTTAAGCAGCGTGTGAACTGATTGCTTAATAGACTTCTGGACTTCCCTTGTGCATAAAACTCTTAATGGCTTTTCAGCTCCCATCATTAGTAAAGCTCTTGCATAGCTCCAAGACTTACCAGAACCTCTCCCACCATATGCTACCTTATATCGGTGTGGTTCAAATAAATACTTTAGTTTACTTGGAAACTTCTGGGTCTGTTGCATCTACAAATTCAATCTTTAAGTTAGATTGTAATGATCCATCGCTGCTAATGATATCTGTTTGGCTTTGAACCTTACCTTCTGCTCTGTCCATGACCTCTCGGATCGCAGCAACATCTCCCTCTTTAGCTTTAGTAAGTAAAGCCATAATAACTTTGTTAGCTTCCTCACCATCTTCTTGCATAAGTCTGCGTTTAAGTGTGTCATTTAATACTCTGGACTTTCTAGCACCATTCTTATTACCTTTGTTAACAATGGCTGCTTT